ATAGTCGTAGTCACTATCTAAAAATTGTTTAACAATTTCGTTTCTTCCACGAGCAATCAGTGACTCTGAAGTTATATATGTCATTCCTAGCTTTATATTTTCTTTAGCACAAAAAATAGAAAGCCTCATCATTGACTCAAAATAATTGGCAAAGCTCATACCGCCATACATTGGAGTACCAACCATGACGGATTTTCCTCTAACTACATTTAAATCTATATTGTTATCCATAATTCCCCTTTCCTAAATTATACACCATAGTTGCACTATTTGATGTTTTCTGATATCATGTATGTATGGCTGAGGTATCTTTTAATATTACAAAAATAGGTCACGAAGTGGTATTTTGTACCCTTTGTTTTGCCATGGTACCGTCAGACAAGCAGTCAAATCATGTTCGTTGGCACGATAGGATGAAAGAATAATGGCATACGTTATAACAGATGCATGTAATGATATTAAAGATAAATCTTGTATTGATGAATGCCCTGTAAATTGTATTTATGAAGGAGATCAACAGCTTTTCATAAACCCAGATGACTGTATAGATTGCGGTGCTTGTGAGCCTGTTTGTCCAGTTAATGCAATATATTATCAAGATGATTTACCACAAAACAAAAAAATATTTATAGAAATTAATAAAAATTTCTTTAATAACTAGGGAATTGGTTATGTCAAAAAAAATTATTTTTAAAGCAATGGATGAAGAAGGTTTTAATATTCAGGATAGACCATATCCAGCATCCAAAGCTATTCCAGAATGGTGGAAAAATCATAGCATATATGATAATGGCTCAAACAAGCTTGAATTGATTAACAGAACTCCAAACTTTTCTTTTAAAAAATGTACTCCAATGCTAGATGCATTAACGTCTGGCTATATAATACCCTTACACGCAGATGTATTAGTTTCAAGACAAGAAGACAGAGTTTTTCTATCTTGGAAAACAGAAAAAGATATTTTTCAACTACATGGTCAATCATCACATAATGTAGAAGCACCACCTGGATATAGTAATTTAGTTTTTAAATATTTAAATACTTGGATTCCAATTACTCCAAAGGGTTATTCTGTATTAATTACAAGTCCATTTGGATATAGAAATTTGCCAATGATGGCTATACCAGCTATAATTGACTCAGATAGATCTTTATTAGACATGGCAAACCCTATGTGGATTAAAGATGATTTTGAAGGCATTATAGAGAAAGGAACTCCATTGATACAAGTTACTCCATTTAAAAGAGATGATTGGGAAGCCTCTTTTGAGCACTTTAAAAAAGATGAATGGAAAACTCATACTGAAAAGAACTTTTCAGCAAACATAGTAGGACACTATATTAAGAATATTTGGTCAAAAAAAAACTATAAGTAGGGGTAAAAATGAAAACAATTAAGTATATCTTCAAACACCTTAAAATGTTTTTAAAGCAAAAAAGATGTAGTCATGAAAGTGTTGATATGTCATCATGTCCATTTACTGGAATGACATATAAAACATGCAATGCCTGCTGGAAAAGAATCTCTGCTACAAAAACAAACGATTAAGAACTTGCAGCAATAGCTCAGTTGGTTAGAGCCCCCGACTCATAATCGGGTCGTCGTAGGTTCAAGTCCTACTTGCTGCACCAAGGGATTGAAGCATTAAAGTGATGCTCAGGACTTTTAATCCTGAGAAGAAGGAGCATTACCTTCCAGTCCTACGCATCTGTAACTCAGTTGGTTAGAGTACCTGCCTTATATGCAGAGAGCCGTAGGTTCAAGTCCTACCAGATGTACGATACCTCTGTAACTCAGCGGAAGAGTAACGGACTTCTAATCCGTAAGTCGTAGGTTCGATCCCTACCAGGGGTGCTACAATTAATATTCATTTTAGGTCTGTTAGCTCAGTTGGTTAGAGCGCTACCCTGTCACGGTAGAGGTCGTGGGTTCAAGTCCCATACAGATCGCATAAGGCACTATCGTCTATCGGTTAGGACATCGCCCTTTCACGGCGGAAAGACGGGTTCGATTCCCGTTAGTGCTGCCAATGATATAATAAATAAATGTCAATAGAAGAAGATATTAAAAACGTTTTATTTCAAATTGGTAAAGACATTAAAATACATAAAATAGACTCTCAAAATTCAATCATTGAAATAGACTATGATAAATACGTTAATGCTATAATTGATCTTATAAACAAAAAGGGGTAATCTTGGCAAAAATAGTTTTTCTTGGTAATTTTCGTGTTGACTATACTAGTGAAACGCATCATGCAAATACCCTGGAGTCTCTGGGTCATAAGGTAATAAGGCTTCAAGAATCTGAAGCAAAAAGTGAAGAAATTTTAAAATATTCAATAGATTCAGACTTGTTTATTTGGGTTCATACACATGGCTGGAAAACTCCTGGAAAATTTGAAATGGACAAGGTTTTATTGACACTTTCCGATTATAAAATACCCACAATAACATATCATTTAGATTTATGGTTTGGTTTACAAAGACAAAAAGATTTAAATAAGCATCCAGTTTATAAAAATATAGGTCATTTTTTTACTGTTGACAAAAAGATGGCAGATTGGTTTAATTCTAAAACAAATGTACAGGGTCATTACGTACCTGCTGGTGTTTATGATAAAGAATGTTACCTGAAAGATTTTCCTAAAACACATGATGTTATTTTTGTTGGAAGTAAAAGATATCACCCTGAGTGGGAATATAGACCTAAGTTGATTGATTGGTTAGAAGAAACATATTCAAATAAATTTGAGCATTATGGAAGCGGTGGAAAGCCATCAATTCGTGGAGCACAACTGAATAAGCTGTATGCAACATCAAAAATAGTTGTTGGTGATACTCTTTGTATAGGCTTTAAATACCCAGACTACTGGTCTGATCGGGTATATGAAACTATGGGTCGTGGTGGTTTTATTATTCATCCATATGTAAGAGGTATGGAAAGAGAATTTGAAGATAAAAAACATTTAGTGTTTTATGAATACGGAAACTTTGTTCAATTAAAAGAATTAATAGATTATTACTTAGAGCATGACGAAGAGCGTGAAGAAATTAGAAGAGCAGGGCACGAATTGGTTAAGTCTAACTATACCTATAAAAATAGATGGCAACAGATACTCAAGGAATTGAATATATGATTTACACAGTCCCAGAAACCAGCACTGTAATTTTTGATGTTAGAGAAAACTACCTAACAGATCAAATTGTAATTAGAGAGATTTGGGAAGAAGATGTTTATGAGGTAAAAAATACACGATTTAATAATGGTGGGGTTGTAATTGATATTGGTGCAAATATTGGGGCATTCTCTCTATATGCTTCATATCATGGAGCAATTGTGTATGCAATTGAACCTGAGCCACATAATCTAGAGGCATTAAAGAAGAATATTGAACTTAATAACAAAGAAGATAGTGTTTATGTATGTCCATATGCAATAAGTGATTATAAAGGAACAGCAGTTATATCAGATGAAGGTGGCGGAGCAACAATCGTAGATGATGGTATCTTTGGTGCAGAGGTAGAGGTAATGCCATTAGATATGTTTTTTGATCTATATCACATAAAAGAAGTTGATGTTTTAAAGATAGATGTTGAAGGTGCAGAGCCAGAAATAATTCTTGGCGCTTCAAAAGAAACCCTGCAAAAATGTAAATATATTACTATGGAGTTTGATATTCGCACTGGAAATAGGCTTGGGGAAATGACACAAAAACTTTCCGAGACACATCATGTTAGAACTATGGGCTCTTGGGAACGTGGAGGAATGGTTTGGGCATGGCTTTACTAGAGACAGATTATATAATTTGCATACCAGTATATAAAGTAACAGAGCGTGTATATAAATGCATGGAATCTATAAAAGATAAAAATGTTTTACTTATAGACAATAGTGGAAACAGAGAGTGTGAAATATTTGAAAAGAAGTATGGATTTCAAGTAGAGTATCAATCAGAAAATATTGGCTTAGCAAGAGCATGGAACATAGGATTAAAAAAGAATCATGAATGGACATTTGTTGTTTCATCTTCAATGCTATTCAATAAGCCTTTTTCTCATATCGTTGATATGCTTGATGACTTTAAGGGCTTAATGTTTAGAACACAGCACGGTTGGCATCTTTGTGCAATAAATAAAAAGTTAGTTTTAGAAATTGGATATTTTGATGAAAATTTTTATCCATATAATTTTGATGATTGTGACTGGGATCAAAGAACAAGAGTATTAAAAATAGCAGAGTATGGAAACCACGAAGTTGATGTAACATGTCAGATAGACGGCGCTGCAACAATAGACGGACTAAGAATTAAAATTGAACCGCTTCATGATTACTTTAAGGCTAAGTGGGGTGGAGATAGAACAAGGGAAGGTTTTGGCGAGTATAAATATCCATTTAACGATCCAACAAAGTCTTTAGACTATTGGGAAGTAAATGATATAGCAACACTAAAGAAACGGTATGGGCTAAAATAATGAGAACAATAGGGGTTTTACCAGCATCTGGAAAAGCATCTAGAATTGGTGGCATACCAAAGTTTTGTTTGCCAATTTCAGATGAAAGATCTTTACTTCAATGGCATGTAGAGCAGATGCTAGAAGTGTGTGATGAAGTTCGTGTATCAACTAGGGCTGAGTGGGTTCCTATTATACAAAATATGGACATGAATATCAAGTTAATTGTTCGTGAACCAACAACCATGTCTGATGCAGTTAAGTTTATGATTGGTGACTATAATGATACTGTTCTTGTTGGAATGCCAGATACTTATATATTAAATGCACCAGTAAATATTTATAAAGAAATGATGAAAGAAACAAATGCTGATTTGGTTTTAGGTGTTTGGGAATGTGGTGATGATTTAAAGGGTCGTGTTGGACAGGTACTTTTGTCTGGCGACAAGGTAATTGCTTCTGAAGATAAAACAGAAAGTTGTGATTACCCAGATATGTGGGGGACCATGATGTTTAGAAAGAATATGATCAGATATATAGATCCATCATTAGAGCACCCTGGAAAACAATTAAAAGAGTGGCTACTAGAAAGCTCTAACATAAGAGCAGTAAGACCTGGTGGAAAATATATGGATATTGGAACACTAAAAGGATTAAAACAGTTATACAAAGAAATGGACCTATGAGACTAGGAATTATTGCAAGATCAGACAATACTGGTCTTGGTAATCAAACTAAAGAGTTAACTAATATGCTACAACCTGCAAAGGTTATGCTAATTAACTCTACTTCATTTAATAAAAATAAACAACATCCTGAATGGTATGAAAAATATGATTGCCAACATATTCGTGGATTTCCAAAACCAAGTGATATAAATATATTTCTTCGTGGGCTAGATGCTGTACTATCTTGTGAAACATTTTATAATAAAGATTTTATATTTTTAGCCAGAAAAAGAAATGTTAAGACTATTCTTCAATATAACTATGAGTTTTTAGATAACCTTCAAAGACCAGAGCTAGACCTTCCAGATGTCCTTCTAGCACCCAGTTTATGGGGTTTTGAAGCTATTACAGAGGCTTTTGGAGCTAAGTCTAATGTTATTCACCTTCCCCCTCCAACTACGCATGAAGGCTTCTCTAAGGTAAAGGCTAATAACTTAAGTAAAGACTATAAAAGATTATTACATGTTGGCGGAAAAGCAGCACATTTGGATCGCAATGGAACAAATACAATAGTTGAAATGCTTAAATATTCTAAAACAGATTATGAAATTGTTATAAAATCTCAGTCTGATCTTGATATAAATATTAATGATAGTCGTTTATCTATTGACACTTCAAGTCCAGAAAATAGGGAAGATTTGTATTCTGGCTTTGATGGTATGGTCTTGCCAAGACGGTATGCTGGGTTATGTCTTCCAATGAATGAAGCTTTGTTGTCTGGACTACCAGTTTTTATGACAGACATATCTCCAAATAATACTATTTTGCCAAAAGAATGGTTAGTTAAATCTAATAAGATAGATCAATTTAGAGCAAGAACACTGATTGATGTTTATGAAGCTAATCCAAAAATGCTTGCTAAATTAGTTGATGAATATATTGGTAGTTCAGATAAAACAAAACAAAAACAAAAAGCATTTGACATTGGTTACAATAATTTTTCTGTTGATGTTTTAAAAAATAAATATATTGATATATTAAAATAGGGCGAGACCATTTCTGGCCCCGCCCCATCTTGAGTAAATAAATTACTCTTCAGACTTCTTCTTTGGTTTTGCAGCCTTTAAAGCTTTTTCAACCACTGAAGTTCCTGGCATACGACCAAATGCTGGATCGTTAGGATTAACTGCACGTGCTGCTACTGGAATAAGAGCACCAACAAGTGCTGCCCATAGATCCTTTGGATCTGTTACTCCAGCTACATATAAAGCTGCTACTGCACCAACAATTGAACGACCATATGATGCGAGCATTGCCTTATGTTTATTGTTTAGTTCCATGTTTTTCCTCCTAGGATAGAACCTTAATTAGTATAGCGTAACCAGCCCATAGACCAATAATTCCTGCAACTCCTGCAAAAACTGGTGGTGCTGGAACTGGTAATTTGAATGCAGCAAATACTACACCACATCCAAAACCTGTTATCGTTGATAGCAATATATCTTTCATTTATACCCCCCTATAGAACTTAAAATACTTGGTTTTTAAGTTTATATTATGTTTGTTTATTTTTTTTAAATCTTTTTCTGTAGCATCTCTTACCTCAATTAATGGTTTTTCTTTTTTAAATGGTATAAAATGTGCAATTGGAGTTCCTCTCTCAATAAATATTTCTTTTTTATCTGAATGAATTAAAAACTGTATATTCATTTCATTGTATTTATCAATTTGTCTAACTCCAGGTACTATACTGAAATCTTCATTAAAATGAAAATATGTTGGTAATTGATACATTAAGTATTCTTGATCTGAAAAAACCATCCAAGGACATTTCATTTTTAAAACCGCATAAGAATTTTTTCCAAAAAATTTATGTTGTGAATAATCTAAATACTGATTATTTGGATGCGTTCCCCATTCAAAAAGTGTGTTAGGAGTTCTCCATCTCCATTCTCCAGTTGATGAATCCACATAAATAACTGTATCTGTCCACATAGGCATTATGTATCCATTAGAAAAATAATCAGCAAAAGATGGACATATTTTTGCATTTCCAAAAAATGGTCCATTTTCTATATTTATGTTATTTTTTTCTGTTGGCATATTTTTCCACCAGTCTGGTATATATTTAGATACTGGTTTTGGAACACAGCTTTCAATACTTTCTAATCCTGGAATAGTAGAAATGAAACTTATCTCTGGTTTATTTTTTTTGCTAATCATTTTTTACGTCACTATCTGGACTATCTAATGGTGTTGGTGCGGTACAAAAAGTTCCGCATTCGTGACACTCTATATCTAAATGATACATACCTATGGTATATGTTTCTGAATCAAATGCAACTAATGCTCTAAATAAAGTGCCACCACAATTTGGACACTCACATGTAGGAATTCCCCTAGCGTCTATCACTAGAATCCTCTGGAAGTAATTTTTTTAATTCTTTTAATTCTAAAGATATTTTTTTAAGGGCATTATCATGCGAAATAATCATTCCTTCTACAGCCTGCCCATATTTATCATAATACTCTATGTGTGGTTCAACTTCATTGATAAATTTTTCTAGTCCAGATTGAACACTATCTATATAGTCATATGCCCATTCTCTAGAATCAGACAAAAATTTTATAAAATTTTCTTTATGGATATCTTCTTCTTCTTTGGTTGGCATATCATCAACTAAAGATCTTAATATTTGATTTGCCTCATAAAGCTTTTGAAAACCACTAACAAGATTTATTAATCTTTTTCTTATATTAAAATATAGAAGAAAAAAGACAAGAGATGTTGCTCCTAAAACAAAATAAATAATATCCATAAACACCTCTTTCAATACTATTGTACTACTATTATGTATCTAAGTCAAGCCATAGATTTTTTTGAAATCTACCCCAGCAAATTTTTCATATGCTTTTAAATGCCTATAATTGCCAGCACCAAAAACTCCTTTTTCAGTTCCACATAAAATTAATTGTTGTCTTTCTTTTGATTTTTGTTCTATTTCTTTCCAAGAAAGCTTTCTTATATTTTTATCTTTCCATATCTTGCTATAGTTTGCACGATTATAAAAATGATATACAATGTTCTTTGATGGAGAATATATGTCCCATCCCCTAGTCCATGCTCTCATAGCAAAACAAATCTCTTCTCCAAAAAAACTAATATCTGGATCGTATGGAACTTCCTCTACAATATTGCCAGAGGTAAAAATAAAACCAGCAAGGACTGTTGACGACTGCTCTGGATTTTCCCTTTCACTATTTATAAAATCTAATCTTTTAGCAGTCCACTCATTTCTTTTATTTAAAGATGGCTCTTGTCTAGTTGGATATGGTGGCTTAGTTTTATCATTTTTAATAAAATACATTTGTTTGTTTGGTTCTATATGAAACGGCGCTGGAAAATAAGATAAAATTACCTTGTCATTTTTAGCAATTAACTTTGCTGAATTATGTTGATCAATACATTCTATATCCCAGTTTTTTTCAAATATGGTGTGTGAATCTATTTGTAAATAATAATCTTCCCCATCGTACTGACTCATTGCAATTGATCTAGCATATCCAGCACCTTTTGCATCTCTTGGATGCATTTTAATTAATCGTAAATTTTTAACCCACGATAGGTCTGGAATATCTTTTTCTAAATCTTGAATAACTACAGAAAAGAATAATCTATCTGGATTAAAGGCATTATCAATTGCAGATCTAATAGTTCTAGTTAATTCTGGATCTCTATAGCTAGCAATTGAAATAAATATTGTCATTATTTAAAACTTTTTTTCGCTCTCTTTGAAGAATAATAACCATAAACTTTAGTAAAAACTTTTTCAGATTCATTATAAAATTTATTTTCACCTGGGTTTGTAAACTCTGATTCCCAAGACTCTCTTTTAAAAGGAATAACTTGTGCCATTGGCGTTCCCTTTTCAATTACACCCTCAAAACCATCTTTAATAAAAAATGGACAGTTAATTGCTGTAGTCAATATATCTGTATCAACTATTCCAGGTATTGATCTTATGGGAAGGTTTTGATACCCTACTGGATGAGTAAATAAGCATGACCATCCTGGAGGAGTTAAAATGTTCCATCCATGATAGTATTTGTATGCAGCCTTTCCAAATCCAGAAGGAACTTCAAATGTACTTGATTGTTGAAGACTCCAAACATCTAAAACTCTTTCCTGTGTTGCCCATTTTATTACTGGTATGCCATTTTCTTGTATAACTAATATGTCACACCACAATGGAATAATATATCCAGCTGTTATCATATCAATAGTTGGAGCACATTGTTTTACTGTAACATTTGCGTGTGGACCAAGATCAAGCTTTGTAGATGTAGAATATTTTGGTATTTCTTTCCACCAGTCTGGAACCATTTTTGCTGCAGGGACTGGTTTTTCTCTTACATTAAATACATGATCAGATTGTGCTTCAAATATAATTTTATTAGTTTTCATTTATTTCTTTCTTCGTGAGTAACCCAGTAATAGTTACATCCAACGCAGCAGGGTTTATTATAAATGCTATGTTTTGCATAAGCAAAATGTGCATAGTGTATAGGATCTTTTTCAAATAAACGAGCTTTATGAGTAGTTGTAATACGCATCATTTTACTTTTATCTGAAAACCATTTTGGCATATCTGTTCCCCATGTACCACTATAGCTTAATTCTAATTCTTGTATATTTGAATTATTTTTATCTGTTTTTATACCACGATTGTTAGCTTCATTAATCATTATATTTGCGTATGTTCTAAGAGAATACTCATACCCTTTCCACATAAGGACTGCTGGATGATTCCTCCATCCTCCAGTTGGAGATGCATTAGACAGCACTTTTAAAATTTGATACGCCTCAAGTATTTGCTTATTTAATCTTTTAGAATCAAGAACTTGTGCAGACTCATAAATGTTGCTATGTGGAAAAAATGTTTGAATGATATGCCCCCAATATTAGTTACACTACTATTATATCAAATATAGATAATAAGTCAAGATTAACTATGAATCTTTTTTAAGATTTCATAATGAGTTTCAGCGTTGTTAACTATATTTCTCCAATGTATTGACATTTTTTCTCTTTCTGCAAAAATTGGATCTAGCTCTTCTTTAACATTTATTTTGTATAAATGGTTTAGTGTGTCAATACTCCATTTATTTAATGGATAATAGTCAAAACCTTGAGTAGCTATAACCATATACAAAATATTATCCATTTTTTGCTCAATGTATGACTTTACATTTAGATCAATGATAGAGTTGTTAAACTCACGTGACGATATTCTATTCCAATATTGACTATCATCTCTCTGTGTAAGCTGAAAATGCATAGTAACAAAATCAAATGTATTTTGTATTCTTGTAATTGTACTTCTATTAAATGTTTCAATATCCCACGAAGTAATTGCGCCCCGATTAGAAAGAATTCCACAAAAGTCTAGAAGTGCACCGTGAACAAATAATAATCCAGTGCTTTCTAGTGGCTCTAAAAATGCAGCAGACAAGCCTATTGCTAATACGTTTCCAACAAAACATTTTTCGTAATATCCATTTTTTACAGTTATATGTTTAAAGTTTAATTCTTTTGATCTGTTTGGATTATATACAGCCATTTTATCGGAATCTAGATAATCTTTAAATTCTTGTAAAGCATCTTCATCACTGATAAATTCATCACTATATATATAGCCTGTTCCAATACGTGACCAAAGTGGTGTATTCCAAGCCCACCCATTTTTTAATGCTGTTGCATTAGTAAAAGTTTGCATCTCTTTATCTTTATCTGTATATTGAACAGGTGCAAAATAAGCTTTATTATTTGGTAAGTTGTCTTTAGTGCTAATGAATGGAACATCAAGATGCTGTCCTAAAAGCAAACTTTTAAATCCAGTGCAATCAACAAATAAGTCTCCATGTATTTCAGTTCCATCTTCTAAAACAATAGACTCTATTGTTCCATCTTTTTTATCTATAATTTTATTAACAGTTCCTAAAATTCTTTTTACACCTTTAGGTGTACAATATTTTTCATAAAGCCAAATAGCAAATTTATTTGCATCAATTTGAAATGCCAAATCTCTTTCTGGACGATATGATACTCCGAATGATTCATCGTGTTCCATTACAATTTTATTAGTATAAAAAGAAGAATCCGCTGGCCAATAATATCTAGCAAAATCACGATTATCTGTTTCTGGATAAAGATATTTTTTTAATGGCCAATCATTTAATTCTAGTACGTGTGGTTGTCTTGCTGCATGTCCAAATGGGAAAAAAAATGTTGGAGATGTTTCAGTTTTAAAATTAGTAAAACCAAGACCAAGTTTAAAAGCTGCATCAGTCTCACGCATAAACTCATCTCTATCTATGTCAAGAAACTTTAACCAAGTTACAAACTCAGAAGTTGTACTTTCGCCAACACCAATTCTTGGTATTTCTGCACTTTCTACTACCAATATTTCTTTTTCAGGGAAAGCTTTAATAAATGTAGCAGCACTCATCCAGCCAGCGGATCCTCCACCAACAATTACTATTTTATTTATATTTAACGTCATTTATTTAAAGGCTCCCTAGTTACCAATATTATAGCACCTTCCATTTCAAGTGCTTTTTTAACCATAGAAACATACTTTATTGCTTCTATTTTTTCATCGTGTGTCATATTAATAAATGATTTTTCATCCAGTTTTATAGTAATAAAGCTAGTATTATCAATAACGTTTACACCAAAATTTTTTGGAGGAATAATAGAATGAAATGCTCTACGCATAGAATCTGTATACATTATTTTCTACCCCACTGTATGTAATTCCATCCACGCTCATGTATGTAATAAATAAATACTTTAACTACCGTTTCCCAGAACGCAATTGTTGCAGAAAGGGCAGCGTTCCTTGTTATAACATAAGCAACTGCAACAGATGAAAGAGTTCCCCATATGCGATAACTAAGTGCTTTTGCAAATGACCTAGCCCTGGTTACTTTCATCAGTGCCTCCCCATTTTTTATCAACAATGTAAACCATAACCCCAGCAATTATAAAAGAAACAACAACTGCAATAGCATTCTCTACCATTTATATGCCCATCTCTTTGCGCTTTTGTGTTGCAGAAATTGCATGAATATCTGCACCTAAATCTACTTGCTCAATCTTATATCCTACATCACGACCATATACAATGTTGGTAATGTTAGGTAATCTAAGAACCATTGCGCCATCCATAAATTCATCCTTGGCAATATATTCTTTTACCTGATCAAACTTAAGTGGATCTTTCTCGCTTGTATTGTAGGTATTGCGTACTCCAAGAAGAACTTGGTCTGTTCTCTTACCAGCCTCCTTATAAAGTGCGTGGTGGCCTTCGTGCCAAGGTTGATATCTTCCTAGCATTAGCGTTGTAGGTGCAGACCAATCATGTAATCCAAAAGTATTTATAACCATTGTAGACTTTTCATTTTGATCTAAATCGTGATTGCTAAATTTAAAGTCGTATGTTTCTGGTTTCTCAAACATCTTATTAGTGTCTTCAAACCTACCCTCAGCAATCGTATCCATGAACACTAGAATATCTGGCTTTCCAAATGCTGCACGAGCTAAATCTGTTGGACATACAAAATCTACTACTACTGGAGCAACTCCTTGCTTAGCTATAAGTCTAGCCATCTCTCCCATACGACGTGCCTGCTCAATTCTATCTTCAGCACTGAAACCAAGATCAGAATTTACAGTTGCACGAACTTCATCTGCGTTTAGATGAATGGCATTAATGCGTTCTTTTAGCGCTTTTGCTAATTCTGTTTTTCCAGATCCAGGTAAACCTATAATTTGTATAATCATTTATTGCTCCATTGTCAGTGCTTGCCATGTATAAGACCATTCTTTTTTAGTCTTATGACTATTAAATTCTCTAGAGATTTCTCCATTTTCTAAATAGATACCTCCCCAAACTCCCCACTCTTTTCCAGATACGCCAACGGCAAAACAGGTTTTAGATACAGGACATGTTCTACATAAAGAATCTACAAACTCTCTTGTTTCTATTTGTTCTTCGTAGGTATCAAAAAATACATTAGTCTCAGAACCTAAACATAATGCATCATCTTTCCATAGATGCTGTTTCATATTTAGCCTCTATACTTGTTTGGTATATCCCATCCATTACGTGTAACTGAATAGATGCGCTGTAGATACCAGACTCCATCAACCCTAACACCGTTAACGGCAGTACGACCTGACTCAGATCTTTTAAGATCTCTTACATCCCAGCCAAGCCAAGATAGCTCTTTATTTTTTGCTACAATTTTTTCCATTTTTTCTAAATTTGTTACAATCATTATTACTCCTAATATCTAAAAATTCCAACTTCAATATTTTTTAATTCTGCTTCTGCAACTAACTTAGAAACAGACTGCTTAGGCTTACTTAAAAATGCAAAATAGTTTATATACTCCATATTTTCAATTACCCATGAAGGTGGAACCTTGTAGTTTTTAATTTTCATTCCACGTGCCTTCATTCCACGTTCAGACAAATTACAAAATTCTATAACCATAGAATTAACTTTAGATGGACCTACAGAGTATATGTGTAGTTCGGTATCTTCATTTTTCATTTCAGACATAGCAACTCCCATTGCTCGCAAAAAAGTATTGTAGTCGTTAAACTCGTTACTACCCTGAACCACTAAATTCATCTGTCATCCTCCTTTACTATATTATCCAGTATAAAAAGCATTTTGTCAAGCTCTTGTTTAGACATTTCGGATATGTTTACTGGTTGTGCATTTACCATGTTAGGAATATTATCAATAACATTAGTATAATAAAATATGTTATCTTGAACCCAATATGCGGTCTCGTCAAAAACTAAAACTTTTACAGCATCCTTTTGTCTACTATTCATTTGTGTTTTTTTTTGTTTTTTAACTGTTTGATTGTTTAAATATTTTTTTATTAATATGTGATTGTCTAATTGAGATGGCACATAGTCTTTTTTATTATAAAAAAAATATCTATAAACAAAAAAAAATAATATAAAAATTATTGCATATGTTTCTAACATAGGCTACTATTTCTTATTGTTTTTTCTTTTTTTTACAAAAACAGTTTCCCCATCATGATTTGTAGTTTTTACCCTATCTGTTTCATTTTCAATAATACCCTCAAAATGTGCTAATCTTCTTTGATATGACTCAATTAAATTTTTTTGTGACTCTTTAAAAGAGTCTTGTCTTTTATTAATTTCTTCTTCCATAGATTTATTTTTATCTACTAAAATTCTTTGCACATCTACCTGAAGCAGAACATACTTATATTCCAGATCAACGCATTTTGCCTTATAATAATCTACAATTTTTTTGTAGTCTTCAAAGGTTAAATTATTTTCAGACATTACCCAAACCCCTTATTTTAAACTAAAATTAGAACCTTGCCAAAGCTTTTCTGTTTTTTTCTTTTCACGTTCAACAATTGAGCGTGACCAAGAAAATCCTGCATCCCCACCCCAAGCATCCCACATAATTCTTCCATTAGATGGGTTACTAGTATTATAGAAGTCTTTTCCCTTTTTGTCAACCTCATGACGAGAAAAGAAAGAATACATTCTTTTAACTGTATCTAATGAAAGTCCACGTCCAGCAACTATATCTGTTGCTCTTCCCCATCCGACTGGAGTTCCAGCACCTGTTGCTTTACCTTCTTCTTTCCAACGCAAGGCACGTCTAGCTGCTGCCTTCATTCCAGAAGTAGGAGTATATGTGTCAGCTTTATGAAAATCTGATGGATTTACTATATTACTTCTTGTCATCTTTTTTATACTCCCCATACTTACCAAGAACTGATTTAATTGTTCCGTTTTTATTAAGACGCACAATCATTCCATCTTTTATTTGAATGGCATTAAAAGGATGCTTAGTTTTATATTTTCCAGATGACATTATTTTATAAATGGGTTAAGATCAAAAATTGATCCAGACCATTCCCCCATACTTTTTGAAGTTTCTGACTTGTATGTTCCTCCACGACGCTTATACTCTTGTACCACCCAACCATTTGCAACTGCAGATGGATATACATCAAACTTATCTTTTGCTTCTTGAACTATTCTTGCATATAAACGTGGATTTGATGGAGTTGACCCACCTCTACGTGGCTTAATCATTTCTCCATAGTTTGGCTTCTTAGCCTTATTCATATCTGAACAACACATGCTCTTCATTCCAGATGCTAAACATACTGGACATTGATCACAGCTAACGTTCAATTCTTTACATGTTGGACATCCGCACCCCTCATATTGCTTGTCCATTTCATCATCTTCCATATCGTCTTCTTCAGTAATAGACCCGTCTACTGACTTATCTATTCCAACATTTGATTCAAGAGATGGCATTGCCATTACTTCTGATGCTTTCTTTCCAACAAAGTATTCTGTTTCTTCTAATCCGCCCTCTTCCATTTCAAAGAGTTGAATTAATACCGCTGGTTCTTCTGGTGATGCCATGAGAGCATACTCTGATCCAGGCATTCCAAGCATACCCTCTGTCATTACATGAACTACACGACCAACATAAACTTCGTCGTCATTTGGTGCCATCACCATGTCGCCCTCTTTAATCATAGACTTACCTATATTTCCTTCGCTAATATTAATAGCATAAATTTGACGAGCAGCAGCTCCTCTTGTTTTATGGCAGCCCATAACAGTACCGTCGTCTTTCAGGGCAGGGTATCCTGCACAACCGTACGAACCTTTAGAACCTACATGATATGGCACACTTACATTATATCAGAGTTCTTAGACCTTAAGATTCTCTTTATTTCTTCTATTCCCCATCTATCTTCTTTAGATAATTTGGAGATTTCTACCTCATCAAATGCCTTTGACGTAAGGCGAACTATAGGATTATTTTCTGTCATATTAATATTTAAAAATCCATTTTCCCATAGCCTCATAAGTTCTCCATTGACATGGGCAACATGCTCTTGGTATAGCATTGGAGATACCTCTTTTAATTTAGGGGTAAAGTTGTATAATAACTCTCCAGTTTCCATATCTATTCCAGCTGGCTCCAGTGCTCCAGAAAGAATTAGCTGGTCCATCATTTCTTCATGCTCATTATCCATTTATAAATTCTACCAATTGCTCTCTTGTTTGTCCACCAATAATTCTATTTTTTTCTATTCCCTCATCAAATAAAATAAAAGTTGGTATAGATTGAATACCAAAATTCTTAACTAATTCGTAGTTATCATCAACATCAATAATCTGAAACGCAGCAGTGCTTTGCTCACGATTTAATTGTTCAACAATTGGTCTTGTCTTCTTGCATGGTTGACACCAGTCAGCAGTAAAATAATAAACAGTTTTCATTATTAGTTAGAACTTCCAACTAATCTATTTTCAATTAGTTTTTCTCGTTCATCAATAATCTCAAGCATAAAAGACATCATTTTTGTATAAGAGTTTGGATCATTCATGATTTTATCGTAATGATGACCACAAAACATTAAATCTCCAGTTACACCTTTCACCTGCACATAGGCCTGTGCTCCACATTTATCGCATCTATCTATTGCTTTTAATTGCCATTCTTTTTCTTGTATAGTTGGATGATCTTTAATAACTGGTCTAGCCATAATATTATTATACTCTACTTTCTGTTATCCGTTGAATAAAATCCTGAACCATTAAAAAGAACTCCAGGTGGGCTTGTCCACATTCTTGTCATTATTGTTTGACAACAGGATGGCTCTCTATCTTCACCAAACCCACGCTGGAATTCTATTACAGAAGAACAAACATTACATTTATAGTCATATACTGGCATAAACTTAGTATATCACTGCATAATCAATGTTGTCAACTGTTACTTGATTTTGATTGTTTTTGGTTTTTTTTCTTCTGGAATGTTTCTTTCCACGAAGACGCTAAGAATACCGTCTGCCATTTCAGCACGATCAACCTCCATATACTCTCCAAGAGCAAAGGTGCGTGTGAATTTCCTGGTTGCAATACCCTTATGCAATACCTCGTTTGAAGCATCTTCGGTTTTCTCACCCTTGATAATTAAACTTCCATTATCTACAGAAACCTCTACCTCACTCTTACTAAAGCCAGCAAGTGCTAAAGATAGCTTATAAGTGTCTTCATCAAGCTTTACCACATCATACGGTGGATAAGACTGACGAGTTGCTTCACGATGTATGTTTGAAAGACGGTCCAACTCTCTGTTGAAACCAATAAAAAAAGGATCTTTAAAAAGATCCAATGCAAATGAACTTACCATTTTATTCTCCTTTTCAGCGAGTTTCATTTATGTACCCCCTTTTGGCAGGCACAGCAATAATTATATCACATATTTATATTAAGTTTTGCTTAATTTCCTTTAATATGTGTTTTTTATGATTAAATTTTTCATAAAATAAATCTAAGCTATGATATCTTTTAGACTTATAATTTTGAATACTAACTGAAGATTTAAGATAAGACTCAATTTTATCATTAACAATGAATTGTTTAAAAACTATTTTTTTATCTGTATGAAATCTTATGTAATAAAGAACATCTTCGTATCCAACATTAAATTCATCAAAATTGTCTTTTAAAATAAATGGAAATTCTAATGGCCTAAACCACTTTCCTATATCATATTGTCCAGGAATTGGTATGCATCTTTTTGATATTTCGTTTTGTTCTAAGAATGGAAATTCATAAGCTGTTATTGGCAAGCTTTCTTCGTCTGTAAAAAATATGTATCTATTATTAAAACTAAAAAACTTATTTTCTATAGATCTTACAACTACATGCTCATCAAAAAAGTTTTGATCGTACATATCTGTTTTTAATTCATTATCTATAATTGTAAAGTTATAATCATATAATGAGTTTACAGAATAAAGATTTTTTAAATTTTTATTAAAAGCTGGACAATAGTTTAGGGACGTTCCTCCATAATTACTATTGCTTATATCGGATGAATAAAAAGTTTTTGATACGCTAAAGGGTTCTTTAGCTCTCATCCATTCACTTTCAAAACAAGCCCAATAAACATTTATACTCATATTTTTGTTTCCTCACTTATTGTATCAAAACTTTTTGTCAAATAAGTAATTGCTCTATTTAGTCTATCTGTATTGTCTTGAAATATTCCAAGTCCCCTGTTACAGTTATGGCATAAATGTCCTCTAAATGTATCTGTATTATGATCGTGATCTACTACCCAAATACTTGCATTTCCACCAGTACCTTTTAATTCTTCTTCATTTTTTAAACAAATAGGACATATGTAATCTATTGGAGGATATCCATATAATTTTCTAAGAACATCTCTTTCTTTTGAAAGTTTTTTTGCACAAGACTTACACTCAGGTCTTAAATATTTACCACCGCTTGATGGTGAAAATTGAGAAACTGATAATTCTTGTTTACATTTGCTACAAGTTTTCACGAGCCCCCCGTCAGGATTGAACTGACGACCTTCCGCTTACAAGGCGGATGCTCTACCACTGAGCTAGAGAGGCGTGAGCGGATGACCAGAATCGAACTGGCACCGTCTGCTTGGAAGGCAGAGGCACTACCATTATGCAACATCCGCAGTGCTGGACTGGTAGGATTCGAACCTACGACCTAGGAGTTAACAGCTCCCCGCTCTGCCTACTGAGCTACAGTCCAAAACCAATTAACCTAAAACATCAACAAATGAATTGGTTGATGTGAATTGATTGCTGGTTGCCTTACCAATAGATTTTAAATAATCAAATGTTGCTTGATAAGTTCCCTTATAATTCTTTGCCCAGTATGCAGACAAAGCAACAGTAGATGCTGATGTGCCTACAGAATTCTTTACTGGAGTCATAAATGTTCCAAGAGCATAAAAATCTACCTCTGGAGCAGTATTAAAGAAAATAGAAAGTGTTGGTAATTCTCCAGCCTTATGAGCATTGGATCCGCCAACTGCTACTGCTTGTGGAATACATGCAGGGAAGTTAATTCGTGAACGATCACGACCATTTCCTGCTGCAAACATTGTAGCAACACCATTTGACATAAGTGTTTCAATATTAGAAACCAACTTTGTATGTGGTGCTTTAATTGGACAATAGCTACCAGTTCTATTATATGATGCGTGTCCAGCAGATGCTGAAACAGACACGATATTATACTTAGACTTGTTTGCAATAGTCCAATCAAGTGCTCGTGTTACTGAAACATCTGAGAATGAATACATTTTTTGTGTTCGTGGATTCATTCCTGCAACACGAATAAAAATAATATTGACATTTGGATTAACTTGTAATGCAATAAGAGACATCAAAGTTCCATGTTCAAATCCATTACTGTATGCCTGTGTTACTGGAAGGCTTGCAGCCCCAGAACCTTCTTGAAACATTGTTCCGTTAGGACATACACCAGATTCTACCAAGCATACTTCCTGAATAATTTTGCCCTTAAATTCTGAGCGTGTAGAATCAATTGCTGTATCAATAATAACAATAGATTCATTTGCTGCTTGTGCACTTACTGGTTGCAATAGTGTAAAACCAAAAACTATTGCAATCCCCACTGCGATTTTCTTCATTTTTCTCCCTTTATATCATTATTCTAATTACGTGTTGACATGGGTCGCCCCCTGCTTCCCATTCTTCCAACTCTTCTTCACTCATATATTGATAACCACCATCATGTGTTGAACAAAATGGCTCTGTTACCCAACCTTTTTCAATGCCAGAACTTAACCAGACACCGAAATCTTTATCTTCTTGAGACAAATCTTCTTGAGCTATATGATTCATATATATATAT